CACCTGTCGATCCTCGAGCACGGCGCGTACCTACTGATGCTGCACCACCACTACGCCACCGAGGCGCCGCTGCCGGCCGACGAGGCGGTGATCTGCCGGATCATCCGCGCAACCAGCAAGGCAGAGGCGGCGGCGGTGCGTGCGGTCCTATCCGAGTTCTGGACTCTCACGCCGGACGGTTGGGTTAACGAACGCGCGGCCGACGAGATCCAGGCGGCTTCCGAATTACGTGACCTGAACTCGGAAAAAGGAAAGCTCGGCGGTCGCCCAAAGAAAGCCGATAGCAAAGCCGAAGAAAACCCGCCGGCTTTTTCTCGGGTTTCTTCCGGCAAAGCCGAACAAAAGCCTTCCCAGACTCCAGACTCCACTAGCCAGAAAAGGGGGATAAACCCCCCTAACCCCCCTGCGGCTGCGCCGCCTTCGCCTGAGCTACCTCCCGGCCTGCTCCCGGAAACCTGGAAAGCGTTCCGTGACCACCGCCAACGGCTGCGGGCACCGCTGACACCACGCGCCGAGAAACTGCTGCTGGACAAGCTTGCCACGCTCTGCGCTGACGGCGCCGACCCCAACGCGCTGGTGGACCGCAGCATCGAGCACGGCTGGAAGGGCCTGTTCCCGCTTAACGGCAGTCGCGCCGATCCGGCCGACGGCATCCGCCAATGGCTGGAACACAGCACCGCTTTGGAGGGCGAGTTCACCCATGACGCCTGACGAGAAAACCGGCTTCGGCAAAGCGATGTACGCGCTGTTCCTGCCCTACGGAAAGCCGCCGGCCGCCGACCTCGTCCAGGTCTGGTGGGACGTGTGCGCCGAGGTAAGCCTCGCCGAGTTCAAGGCCGCAGCGGCACAGCACGTCGCCGAGTGCCGGTTCGTACCGACGCCGGCCGACATCCTCGACCGTTGCCCGTCGCGCAACCTCGGCCACCCGGACCCGGAAACGGCGTGGAACCTCCTGCCGAAGTCCGAAACCGACACCGCCTACGTCACGGCGCAGATGATGGCCGGGCTCGCTGCCTGCCAGGACTCGCTCGACCGCGGCGATCTGATCGGCGCTCGCATGGCGTTCCTCGAGGTCTACCGTCGCGAACTGCAGGATGCCCGGCGCCGCCGGGAAGGAGCAAAGCCGTGGCTGTCGAAGGGGTGCGGGCTCACTTACGAGCAGTCCGAGACTGCATCGCAGCATGCCCTGGAGCAGGCCGCAGCCGTCGGGTTGATGCCGATGCCGACTACGTCGCCGATGCTGCCTGGTTCGAGGACTACGACTGGGCTGGAAACGGCCGCGTCGCTCCTGCCGTTTATCGGCCCGGGCAAAGCAGCGTCAACGACCTGATGATCCTGCTCAAGGAATCGCGAGACGTACACCTGTGACCGCCATCCGCCGCCACCCGACCGTCACCTCGTACAGCCTGGACTATCAACGCGACCTCATGGCCGCGAAAGCCGAGGTGCTGCTGGCGTTGCGCTACAACACCCTGCCGATCGAGCGGCTGGTGTGGCAGGCCAGGACCGCCTGCCAGCGGGCGTGGGCCGCCGAGCGGGAGCGCGGAGGGCTGGCGTGGTAGGCGTCTGGCCGCTGACGACCCCGACCGAGCGCGACGCGCTGGTGAAAGGCGGCGCCATCCCGGACGACGGCCAGATCGACAAGTTGGCCATCCTGCGCGGCCAGCCGGTCAAGGGCGGCGCCGTGACGGTCGGACTGGCCGCCCTCGCATGATCCGCGCGCTCGACATCCTGCTCGCCGACTGGGGCGCCTGGTGCCGGCAGCTCCACCGCTCCTGCCTGTCGTACCCGGCCAGAACCGCTGAGAGCCGCGCAGGGGAGGCGAGAGCGCCAGGGCGCTCCACCACCCTGGTACCGGACGTTCTCGTTCCAGAACGCCTGCTAGACCTCGACAGGGCCATCCGCGACATGCCTCCTAGCCTGAAGCTCGCCGTCCAGGTGCGGTACGTCGAGGATCTTGACCGCCAAGGTCAGGAATCCCTGTGGCGCGAACGGGCCGGCAAGGGCGAGCGGCAGCTCTACCACAGCGTCGAATGCGCGCACTGGTGGCTGCTCGGCCGACTGACCCGCGACACCTGACAAAATGGCATGTTCCACGTGAAACTAAGCCAGAACCGTCTGCCATCTTGACAGTGCGCAAAAAAATGATACGGTTTGGGTAGTCAGGAAAAGTGCCTCTGGCATCCTGACTCTCCTCGATCACCCTATCCGAGAGCCCTTAGCCCGCCCAGTGCGGGCTTTTTGTTGCACCGCACCTGACAAAATGACACCTGCCAATTTGGCAGGCAGACAATGGGTTAGACACAAACTGTGCCAAGTCGATCCGGAAGTCCGAACAAGCTCAAGGCGACGCTTCTCGCGCGCCTCGACGCGAAGTTCCCCGGCTGGCACCCGGTCGTCCAAATGGCCGAGATCGCCAACGACGACACCCAGACCATCGAACTGCGCTTCAACGCCGCCAAGGAAGTCGCCAAGTACGTGACGCCGCAGCTCAAGGCCGTCGAGGTGACCGGCGACGAGACGAGTCCGCTGCAGGTCACCGTGCGCATCGTCCCCCATGCCTGACCTCGTGGCCGAGATCGAGGTCAGGACCCCGTTCCTGCCGCTGTTCGAGCACCCCACGCGCTTCACCGTGGTCGTCGCCCACCGCCGCGCCGGCAAGACCGTGGCGGCTATCCAGCGCCTGCTGCACGCCGCCCTGAGCGCCAGCGACAAGCCCGACGCGCGCTACCTGTTCGTCGCGCCGTTCCGCAGCCAGGCCAAGGAAGTCGCCTGGGACTACCTGCTGCGCATGAGCGCCGACATACCCGGCCGCGAGGTGAACCTGTCCGAACTGCGCGTCGACCTGCCGAACGGCGCACGCATCCGCCTGGCCGGCGCCGACAACCCGGACGCCTTGCGCGGCACCTACCTCGACGGCGTGGTGCTCGACGAGGTGGCGCAGATGGACCCACGCGCCTGGGGCGAAGTCATCCGCCCACAGCTCGCCGACCGCAAGGGCTGGGCCGTGTTCATCGGCACGCCGCTCGGCCAGAACGACTTTCACCGCCTGTACACCCTCGCCGGCACCGAGCCCGGCTGGTCCCGACTGCTGCTGCGCGCCAGCACGACCGGCCTGATCGACGCCGAGGAACTGGACGCCGCGCGCCGCGCCATGAGCGAGGAGCAATACGCGCAGGAGTTCGAGTGCTCCTGGACCGCGGCGATACCCGGCGCCTACTACGGCCGGCTGATCGAGCGCGCCGAGCAGGACGGCCGCATCGGCGGCGTGCCGTGGGACTCGCACGCCAAGACCTACACCGCCTGGGACCTTGGCATCGGCGACAGCACCGCGATCTGGGTGCTGCAGACGGTCGGCAAGGAAGTCCACGTCATCGACCACTACGAGGCCGAGTCGCAGCCGCTGTCGCACTACGCGCAGTGGCTCAAGAGCCAGCCCTACGTGTACGAGCAGCACATCCTGCCGCACGACGCCGCGGCGCGTGAACTGCAGTCTGGCAAGAGCCGCGTCGAGGCGCTGCTGTCGCTCGGCATCCGCGCCACCGTGCTGCCACAGCACCGCGTCGAGGACGGCATCGAGGCCGTGCGCAACCTGCTGCCGCGCTGCTGGTTCGACGCCAAGAAGACCGCCCGCGGCCTCGACTGCCTGCGCAACTACCGCGCCGGCTACGACGCCAAGCACCGCACCCTGCGCACCGCGCCGGTCCACGACTGGACTAGCCACAGCGCGGACGCCTTCCGGCAGTTCGCCATGCACCGCCTGCCGGACGCCAAGCGCATGGGACCGATCCCGTACAAGAAGCTCAACGTCATATGACCTTTGAACAGCAGCGCCAGCTCAAGGAACTCGCGACCCTCCTGCAGCAAGACCCACTCACGCGCATCGCTCAACTGGAGCAGCGTGTGGCGGAACTCGAGTCGAAGCTGCAGGCACGGCGCGGGCCGGGCAGGCCGAGGAAAGCGGCATGAAGATGCGTGACGACGAGCTAGTTGCCCTCTGTCAGGCGGAAATCGACGCCTGCCTGGGCGGCGACTCGGGCCAGATCGCCAGCGAGCGCGCGGAGGCGATGGACCGCTACCTCGGCGACGCCTACGGCAACGAGACGGAAGGCCGCAGCCAGGTGCGCACGCGCGAGGTGGCCGACACCATCGAGTGGATTCTGCCCAGCCTCATGCGGATCTTCTTCGACGCCGACAACGCCGTCGAGTTCGTGCCGCGCGGTCCCGAGGACGAGGCGCAAGCGCAGCAGGAAACCGACCGCGTGCGCTACGAGGTGTACGAGCGCAATCCCGGCTTCATGCGTTTGTACACGCTGTTCAAGGACGCGCTGCTGTCCAAGGTCGGCATCGCCAAGGTGACGTGGCAGGACGACGAGCGCACCGAGCGCGAGTCCTACCGCAACCTGATGGAGATCGAGTTGGCCGCCCTGCTACAGGACCCGGCGGTGCAGCGCGAGGTGCTGGACTTCGAGCGCAACCCGGACGGCACGCTGAACGTGAGCTTTGCCGCTACCACCACCTGCGGCAAGGCGGCCATCGAGTGCGTGCCGCCGGAAGAGTTCGGGATCGACGCGCGCACCCACAGCTACGACCCGGCCGAGGCGCAGTTCGCCTACCACAAGACCGAGATGACGCGCAGCCAGCTTCTGGAGGCCGGCTACGACCGCGCCACGGTCGAGGCGCTGCCGTCCGGCGACGCCGCGGCCGACGAGGAGGAGTTGGCGCGCTACGACAAGACCGACGACGACCTCGAGGGCGACGACCGGCTGGAGAAGATCCCGGTCATCGAGTGCTACGTGCGCGTCGACCGCAACGACGACGGCATCGACGAACTGCTCAAGGTCACCCTGGCCGGCGAGGCCGGCAGCTTCAAACTGCTGGACGTGGAGGACGCGGACGCCATCCCGTTTGTCGCGCTGTGCCCGGTGCCGATCACGCACAAGTTCTTCGGGTTGTCCATTGCCGACCTCGTGATGGACATCCAGGAGATCAAGACGGCGCTGTTGCGCGGCATCCTCGACAACCTCTACCTGGCCAACAATGGCCGGCTGGCGGCCAGCAACCGCACCAACCTGGAGGACCTGACCGACGCGCGGCCGGGCGGCATCGTGCGCGTCGATACCGAGGCGCCGGACGTGAGCGGCCATGTGCAGCCGCTGGCGACACCGACGCCGCCGACCGAAGCGTTCGGCATGCTGGAGTACATGGACGGCGTGCTGCGCCAGCGCACGGGCGTGGGCGACGAGGTGATGGGCCTCGACGCCGCCTCCCTGGCGCAGACCCAGACCACGGCGCTCGCGCAGGTCTACGACGCGGCGCGCATGCGCATCGAACTGATCGCGCGCATCTTCGCCGAGACGGGCGTCAAGGCGCTGTTCCTGCGCGTCCACCGCCTGCTGTCGCAGAACCAGAAGCGGGCCGAGGTCGTCAAGCTGCGCAACCAGTGGGTGCCGGTCAACCCGTCCGAGTGGCGGCAGCGCGAGAACCTGCGCGTCACCATCGGCGTTGGCAACACCTCGAAGGTGCAGCGGCAGGCCGCGCTGCAACAGGTGATGGCGCTGCAGAACGCCTACCTGCAGTTCGGCGCGATGGGCCAACTGATCACGCCGCAGCACCTGTACCGCACCGCCGCCGAGCTGTGCGAGGTGCTGGGCCTCAAGGACCCGTCGCTGTACTTCGCCGACCCGGCGCAGATGCCGCCGCCGCCGCCGCCGCCGCCGGACCCGAAGATGATAGAGATGCAGATGAAGGGCCAGATCGAGCAGGCCAAGCTGCAGCTCGATCAGCAGCGCCTGCAGCTCGACGCCGCCAAGCTGCAGCAGGACGGCCAGATCAAGCAGGTCGACGTGGCGATGCGCGCCAAGGAGTCGGACCTCAAGGCGCAGATCGACCAGCTCAAGGCCAACGCGGCGCTGCAGAAGCAGGTGGTGGACGAGCGGTCGCAGGTGATGAACGCGCAGGCCAGCGCCGCCAAGACCTACTCCGACGCGGCGGCGACGCGCATCCAGCAGCGCATAGACCTGCTGGAGGCGGAGAAGGACCGTGCGCTGGAGGCCTACAAGGCGCAGCTCGATGCCGCAGTGAAGCTGCAGTTGCAGGGCCTGCAGGCGCAGGCGGCGCAGATGCAGGCCGAGCAGCAGCAGGGCCAGCGCCAGGACGGCGAGATGACGGCCAGCCTGTACGACAAGATCGAGGCGTTGACGCAGACCATCACGCAACTGGAGCAGGAGCGGGCGCAGCCGCTGGAGATCGAGCGCGGCGAGGACGGGCGCATTGCGCGCGTCGGTGGCCGCATGGTCGAGCGCGACGCCGAAGGGCGCCCGGTGCGAATTCACTAGGAGGTCATCATGCCGTGCGGTAAGGGCAAGAAGCACAAGGGCGGCTCGGGCCGCAGAGGCAGATGATGTGGGCATCGCCGCAGTCCTCGACAAAGCCGGCCCGGCACTCGCCACCGGCATCGTCCTGGCAGTTCTCACGGGTGCAGCGTCAGTTGTTGTGGCTTGGCGTGACTTGTCTAGTGCTAGCGCAGTGCGCTTTAGCTATGTCACTGCCGAGCTTGAGCGGCTACGCGCCGACCTTGAAAGTTTCCGGGCTCCAGGCGGTCGCTTCACCGCCCACGACGGCGACCGGCACTGGAAGCGCATGGACGAGCTCGACGCCCGGCTCCGAGAGCAGGAGATGAGACCGCCCAGGCTCAATCCGGCGCTCGATGGCGTGGCCGTGAAGGTCAACGAACTGGAGCGCGCCGTGGATCGCCTGCAGGACCGCCTTGAGCACATCAAGGAGGAGCAGGATCGGTTGTGCCAGCGGCTAGCGGCGTGCAAGGAGACGAGACGGTGACCGATGGCCATTCACCTCGACCTGTACGCCATGACGCTGCACGTGATCGAGGAGGAACCGCATTCGCACCCGTTCTGTGCGGGCGAGGTGCTGGTCACGCTGGACTCGGACGAGACAGCCTGGATCGAGCCGTGCTCGCGCCTCGTCATGACGGAGGAGATCGTTGACCGACTCGCCGACCGACTTCGGCCTTACGGCGTCCGCTGGATGCGCGGCTGGCACGACGGCCGATGGCGCGGACGGGTCATTACGGCTCACGGCACCCGCGGCGTTGCGAGCGTGGACGTTTACGGTCATGCGGGTTCTGGAGGTCTTGGAGAGCCAGGTCTTATTACGGGAGATGTACCGCCGGATGGATAGCGTGCGCCACACCCACGAGCTGCTGATCCGCGCACTCGATCAGGAGGAAGGCCGTGACGGTGCTTGAGGCGGTTATCACTGTGGTCGTGGTGTTCATCGCCGCCGTCGCGGTGGCGCTGGCGCTCGACTGGCTAACGGGAGACTGAGATGGAAAACCAACACCGCATGATCAAGGGCTACCGCGAGCTGAGCGCGACAGAGATCGCCCGGATGAACGAGATCAAGGCGCTTGGCGCGAAGCTCGGCGAGCTGGTAGAGGCGCTCGAAGTCGAGGGCTCTGCGTCGGCCGATCCCCGCTGGGTAGCCATCGCTAAGACGCAGTTGCAGCAGGGTCTGATGGCGCTCACCCGCGCCGTGGCAAAGCCTGAGTTCTTCTGATGGTCGCGCCTATCATTGCCGCCGCACTGCCGGCCGTCCTGGAACTCGGCGGGCGGCTCATCGACAAGATCTTTCCCGATCCTGCCACCGCCGCCGAGCACAAGCTGCGGCTGATGGAACTGGCCCAGCAGGGCGAGCTGGCGGAACTCGCCAGCGCTGTCGAGCGCCTGCGCGTTGAGGCCGAGGACCGCGCCAACGCCAGAGCCAGAGAGACCGCTACCGGCGACCAAGCGACGCCAAGGGTGCTGGCCGGCACCATGACTGTCGGCTTCTTTTTCGTGCTGGCTTGGCTACTCGCCTACGGCATGCCAGCTCAGGGCGGCGAAGCTCTGCTCGTGCTACTGGGCGCACTCAGCTCAGGAGTCGCCGCCGTCCTGAGCTACTACTTCGGCAGCAGCTCCGGCTCGGCGTGGAAGTCCAAGCTCCTGGCCGATGAGCAGGACCGGCGCCGATGAAGTCGCCGCTGTTCCTGTCGTCGGTCATCCGCCCGGGCCTTGCGGTCCTGGCGGACACCACCGCGCTGCCGGTGCAGTCGCCCGAGGCCGAGGTGCTGCTGCTCGCCATCGCCACCCAGGAGAGCGCGCTACGCCACCGCAAGCAGGTTGGCGGGCCGGCGCGCGGGTTCTGGCAGTTCGAGCGCATGGGCGGGTTGCAGGGCACGATCCTGCACCGCAGCACGCGCGACCACGTCCGCGCCGTGTGCGGCGCGCTGGCGCTGCCCGGGGAGCTCGATGGCCTGTGGGAGGCGCTGCCGCACTCCGAGCTGCTGCAGGTTGCGATGGCCCGGCTGCTGCTGTGGACGGACCCGAAGCCCCTGCCGGCGATTGGCGCCAAGGACGAGGCATGGGACTGCTACTTGCGCAACTGGCGGCCGGGCAAGCCGAGCCGGACGCGGTGGGACGCGGCCTACGACGGCGCGGTCGAGGTCTGTCGCGACGGCGCGCAGCTCGACCTCACCGAGCCGACCGACCCGGTCACGATCCTGGATCACATCGCCGCTAGCCTGACGACGCTGCGGCGGATGATCCGCCCATGAGCAACGGAGGATGAGATGGACCCCATCAGCGAGTTCACCCAACTGGTCAGCCTGTTTGTCGAGGCGCTGGACCGCCTGTCGGCCGACAAAAGCGAAGTTGTCCAGGCCCAAGAAACTCTTGCTGCCGCGCAGGCGGCCCTTGCCAAAGAGCAGGCGGACGTTGGCGGTTCGTCCGCGGGCCTCGTCGCCGCGTGGGACGGCGTGAAGGCGGCCGGCGACTCGCTGGTCGCGGCGCTGATCCCGGTCGAGGAACCGCCGGACGTTTGACCGCATGACCG